CTTCATCCCAGAAACCCTTTCCCAATGCCACTGCGTGTACCAAGTGTGACATTCCAGTGAAGTGTACTATAAACTCTGACTGTAATGACATGATCGCACTCCTCCTTTTCTTTTAAGAAACGTCAAATGTTGACACTTTCACTTACTTCTTGATTGTAAGATGTGCGACGCGGGACATAGCCATTGCGTAGGCGGCAGTGTCTAGTTCACACCCGATGGTGAAGAGCTTGGAGAGGTAGCCAGCTTCAATGGAGCTACCTGATCCCATGAAAGGATCGTACATGGTTTGGCCAGGAAGAGCAACGCGAGACAGGAGATTGGATAGTAATGCCACTGGCTTCTCGTATGGGTGGAGTTTCTTAGAGGGGTCTACAGGAGGGCATTCGATCCAGTCAGGCATGCCTTCTTTGACGAGTTTGGAATTGTCTCTTCTCATGTAGAGTAACATCTCGTAGCAAGATGCTGGCCATGCAGTTGGAACATTACACTGGCCAGTTTCTCGTTTAATCCAGATAAGAGGTTTAACGTGTACTCTCCATCCTGATTTAAGGAATATTCGTCGGATAATATAGTAATGCTCTGGACCGACGAAGCAATAGCCGTGAGCGTCATCTGTGCAGAATCTAATTGATTCTTTAGCAAGCGTTTTGTAATAGTAGAAGGCAGACTGCTTGGTGTCTGAGATTTTGTATCCTGATCCTGTGAGGTCTCCACCTGTTTGTCCTCCTGTAGTCATGCAGTTTACGTCTGCGTCGATGCCGTAGATGGGATCGGTTAAGAGTATGTGGACTGAATTGTCCTTGATGGTTTTCATATGCTGAATTGCGTCAGCATTGATGAGGTTGTAGGTATTACTGTTGCTGGATACAGCGTCACTGTGCGCTTTCATACCTATAAGGGCTTGGGATAGTTTCATGAGACCGGCTGCTGCTTTTTTAATATCTCCTTTTTTCTTTGCACTCTTGAGTTGAGGAAAGGCGTCTATCATTTCAGCCATTTCTATAGCGTTGTAGACGCTACCACGGGACTTGCCAATGAGTTTGGCTGTGTCTTCTACAGTGTGACCTTGTTGAGAGCCGGAGGTGGACTTGCCGTATAGGTTTTGCTTTAGCATGTGGAGATCACGTATGGCAAGTGCTTCCTCGGCAGGGGTATAATCCTTTCTGTGAAGGTTAGCTTCAAGTTCGAGCATACGCATCTCATAGGGATCTGCTATGTCCTCGAAGATGCACTTGAATTTGTGTCCAGCTAGCATGGCTGCAGCAAGTCTTCTCCCACCATCTATGAGTTCGTACTCTCGATTGACTAGGCCGGGGAGGATTTGCTTTACTTTCTTGAATGAGTCAGCTAAGGCTTGTACGTCTCCAAGGTCGGTACGATAGCGGTCCATTCCCTCTTTGACTTTGATCTTAGTTGGCTCAACCCACATAACACTATCAAGCATGGACATTGATTGATGCTCCTTAGACTAGTCCCAGACGGCGTAGGAGAATAAGTTGATCTGGGGTTACAGTTAGTTTCTTATCCTGCTTCCTTGCGGTAGGAGACTTTGGGGTTTTGGCCTTGACTAGGATAGTCTCCTGAAGGACACGGCTTCGTTCTTCGTAGAAGTCATGGAAGAATGATAACTGCTCTTCTTCAGACATCTCCATGAAGTCAGCGTATAGATCATGTAATCTCATGATGACCTTCTCCCTGAACTAAGACAGCAAGAGTATCTTCTAGTTCTTCTAGTTCGAAGTCCTCCTCAGGTTCTTCGTCATCCCACTCAATCCACCAGTGGCTGTCAAAAATGTCATCGTTGTTAGTCATGGATCTTATCCCTGAAGTCATATGGGAGTGGAAAGTTACGCTGGAAAATTACTGCTCCCTTTATCCAAGTGATGATGCCGAGGTTACGCTTGTAGAGGAGACCTCGCTTAGCGCAAAGGCGGCGGTATAGTTCGAAGTAAGTACCAACACGTTTATCTACAACAAGATGGAGTAACTCATGTGTCTCTGAGAAGGTGATTGCTACGATTGGGTAGATGTTTGATGAGTCACTTACATCTACGTCGCATGTAGCAGATATGCTTCGAATAGATGCTCCCATTGATTCCTCCGTAGAAAAAACGGGCAGCCGGTGGTTAGTCAGCTGCCCGTGGGTAATACATCTTACGTGGTACAGCCGGGCTTGTTACTCAGCAGTTATCATTGAGTTAATGTCATTTCTGACACGTCCTTGGTACTCAGAGATACCGACTTCACACACTACGCGGAGGCCGACCCAGGTGGCTTCGGCAATCTGCTCGGCGATGATGGCAGGCGAGTCCATGTTAATCTTCATGGCATCAGCAAAGTCTTTCATCATGTTGATCTTGACTTGACGCTTAGTCATGCGACCGTCTTTAGTGAATTCCCTGTCATCGCCCGGCTTCGGGAGCCAGTTGTTATATACGAGTTGGATACCATCTACTGGCGTTTCGCCGTCGCTGCACACTCCAGGGTTACCTTCCATCGTCACCTTCCAGATGATGGCACGCTTGACCTTGCTGTAAGTAACACCCACAACATTGCCTTCGTAGCGACCCTTAGGAATGAGAGACGGCGGCTTGTACTCATCCGATAGGGAAAAGTCCATCTCCGGGTCTGATACCATATCTTCAGGGGAGAATCCAGTTTCGCTCTCAAGTTCCTGTACGTCTTCTGCGAAGCCAGCGGTATCCGGAGTGTCGAGTCCTGCATCTTTCTTATCCATTTCTTGTTCCTTTCTGAGTTTGTTTGTTTGTCTGTAATGCGGCATTTAGTTTGCTTTCGTTTCGGTTCGTTTCGCTTGGATTTTCTCTAGTCGTTTCACTCCTTCTGTGTATGCTTCCATCATAGCCTGGTGGGTGTTTGCTATCTCATAGGGTAAGACACCTTCTATACCAGACATGGTGGAGCGGGCTTTGTAATAACCCCGAGGTGCAAGGCGCAGGTAATAATACGGCTTCTGCTCCTTGATCTTCGAGAACGATAGCCAGACCTCCTCAAAGTAACCTGGAACCCGGATGGACAACTGTCCTGTGAGTAAGGGTTCTGCTCCGAGGATAGCACCAGTTTCTTGGTCGGTCTGTAACTGAAGGTGAGCAATGACAATGATGTTGCACTTGAAGTTGAGGAGAGCACGGAACTTAGGTTCCATGAGGTTACGCTGGATTTGGTAGTGAACATTCCATACAGGACCTTGTGAGGCTGATCTCTTGGGGTCTAGTTGGAGTGCTCGCTCCATTGCCAAGTCCATGAATGCTGTGCAACTGTCGAATACAACTGTCTTGTATTTCCCTTCAGATACATCCTTTTGTACAATCCTGAAGTCCTTTTCAAACTCCACCCAACCAGCCGGAGAGAAGTCATAACTGGCATAGGACAGCCCTTCCACACTTCTGTATGAACGGACTTTCTTATCCATGTCAAACAGAAACATGGGGCCTGGCCATGAGGCTGCGAATGATGACTTTCCTGTGCCCATGTCACCAGCTAAGAATATCTTATGCTGTGTTTCCATTGGATCAAGATTTAACTCAGTTTTGATAGCCATTACACGACCCCTTTTGCTTTGGATGCAGCTACTATGTCGAGCAGCGGCTTACGACGGCTGATACGATCCATATGGAGTGCTTCAACATCCCACTCTTCACCGATATGGAAGTCGTGTAAAAGCCAGTCATCGAAGTCTCTAACCTGCTCACATACGCGAGCGTAAGTACATTCCCCGAACTGGTAACAGGAGTCGAACTGCATTGGCCAGTTGTTTGTGGTCTTTGCCAGCATTATATCGCTTGCTGTCTTGAGGAGAGAATTCTTCCACTTGTCGAGGTCAGCTGGTGTGTACACCTGGGGTGATCGACGAAAGCTTATCTTTGGATTACCATAGTTTCCAGTAGTCTTCGACTTATACGCCGAGAGATGATGGATGATAATTAAGGAACCTTCGGGTCTGATCGGTAACCACTGCTGCGCTGCCCAGTTATATCCGATGAACTGTGCACTGCGATTGAGACGAGCTAACTGTGTGCCTAATTCTTGACCTGTTGTCTTGTGGTCAGTAATCCAAGGCATTCCATTGAGCTTCACCTCAAGGTCGATGATTCCAGTGAAGAGAAATGGA